GGAGCTGTCCAGCCAGCCGGGGATCTTCGTCTCGGTCTGCTGCGAGCCGCCGCCGAGGATACTGTCTAGGAGGCCCATGGCGCTATCCGATCAACGTATAGAAGTATTCGACATCAGCGCCGGGAGCGGCGTGGCCGAGATTGATGACGCCCTTGGTGTTCGCGGCCTGCCACGGCACAATCGCGGCAGCGGCGGCCGAGCGCGGAGTCAGGTTGACCACAGTCGAGCCCGTGACGTGGAAGTCGTAAATCTTGGTGGTGGTCGTGCCCGCCGTCAGCGTGACTTCGCCCGCGATGTTCAGCCTGCCGAGCATGATCTCGCGGATTGCATTGCTGGTCGCCTGGGGCGTCGGCGATTCGGCCGGCGGCAACGAGTAACGCGAGGTGCGGGCCATCAGCTCTTGCCGACCGGCGCGGCGTAGAGGTCGAGCGCCTGCAGATTCTGCCAGTCGCCGGTCATGATGGAGCGCACGAAATGCGTCCGCCCCGGCTCGCGGAAGCGATGGAACCCGTCAGCCTGCTTGGGGTGCGGATCGCTCCACGTCACCGAAGCCCCGAACTGCTCGCGCGCCCCCACGGCGATCGTCGCCGAGCCGCCATCGTGGATGGTCAGCGCCTTGGTCAGCAGCGCGCGGCCGGCGTCCGTGATCTGGAATGGCGCCGGCTCGAACGTGCCCTCCAGCGCCGGGCCGCCGAAGCCCGCCAGATAGCCACCCTGCACCAGCACCGTCTGCGGCAGCGACAGCCACAATCCAGGATCGTCGAGGTTGATGTCGCCCGCGTCGAGGTCGGGAAACTGATCCAAGTCGTCGAGGTCGCCGGCAAACGTCCTGCCCGGCCCGAGTGCGTCGGCCTCAAAATCCGACGCCATGAACTCGCCGATCGTCGGGTCGTAGCTCAGCAGCCGGTTTGGCCTGCCCTGGTGCCCCTTGCCGGCATAGAGCCACACAATCCGCCCAGATGATGGGTCGGGCGATGCCCACACCAGGTCGAGGTCGCCCTCGTCGAAATCTGTCCGCAGCCAGTCGTCGATCTTGCCGAAGCCAATCGGGTTGACTGCGTTCCCGTCAAAAGCCATGACACCCTGCGGCGCCCAGAAGTAGGTCTGCTGGCGGTACTGAACGACGGAGTTAGGGATGCGGCAGCCGATCTTGCGCTCGACCGTGGTGAACGAGAACAGCTGCGCGCCGTACTGCATGACGGCAACGCCGCTCTCGCCGACGATTGTCCCGAACTGGCCGCCGGTCAGCCCGGTGATCTGGCCAATGTCCGACATGGGTTGAAAATCGGCCTGCGTGCGCAGATCGCCCAAGCTCCACTCGGTAGGGTCCACCACGCCATCGACGAAGCCTGGCCACTGCACGCGGTAGGCATCCACGCCGTCCAGTTCGTCGAAGGTGTAGGCGACCACGGGGAAGTCGCGCACCAGCGTGATGTAGCGGGCCTTGGGCGCTTCCACCGACAGCGGGAGCATGCTGCCGCCCGCCGTCAGGTCGTATGCCTGGATCGGGTCCGCGAAGTTCGTCCCGAGCAGCAGATCGCCGAACTGCAACCACCGCCACCGGATGTCCGGCCCCGCTGCGAACGGAGCCGCCGAGTAGTAGTCGTCCTTGATGGCCTGCAGGGCTCCAATGCGGCTCGGGACGCGGTAGACGTAGCCGGCAGCGGCCACGAATAATTCCAGCGTCCCGTCAAGCCGAGTGGCCGTCGTGATGCCCTGGATCGGCCCGGTGATGAGCTGCGTGCCCAGCGCCGCGCCAGCCTTCTGCGGCACCCAGGAGGTTGCCGTCTTGATCCCGTTGCGCGCGTTCGCCAGCACCTGCGCGCCCAACACGGCAGCATCCGGGCGCCATGGCATCTGGCCGATGGGGAGACGGACGGGACCGGGCATGGCTAGGTCAGATACTCGACGATAACTTCTGGCACGGCGATGGAGCCGCCCGTCGAGCCGCCCGTGTCGTCGTTGTAGCCAACCACGGTGAACTTGATGACACTGCCGGGGACCAGTGTCGTCGGTGTGACAGTGAAGTAGTAGTAAGCGTAAGCCGTCGTGAGCGTCTGCTCGGCAGTGGCACAGATGTCAGAGCCAACCGTCGCATCTGAGATGACCTGTGCCGTGAAGTCGATCGCCTGCTTTACCGCGCGCGTCGTGCCAACCTTTCCCTGCACGCGTACCCGCATCGGCCCGCCCGCGATGTACTGCGGATGGATGCGGTACTCGATCTGTACGCCTTCGACCGCCTGACTGTTGTTCGTGCTGGTGCCCAGCCACGGGGCGCCTGCCGTGGATGCCATGCCGAAATCGCCGGGTGCGCTCGGGTAGGTGCCGGCAGTTGGCGTCGAGGCCGTGCGGGTGATCCGCGAGCTGTACTTGGTCCAGGTGTTGAGCGGCAGGTTCTCGACTAGCTGCGGGATGCCGAGCCGAGTCTGGGTCGTCGTGTGAGAGCCAGCCTCGACCACGCGCCGCCAGTCGGTAAACGCCGTCTGGATATCGCCGACATAGAGCGTCGAGGCGCCGGAACTGGTCGTCGTAAATGGCGCATTCTCAGCCACATCGCCGTTGACCACATAGCGGTGGGCGTAGACGGTGTTGGTATTGGCGAGCCGCCATGCCTGATCGGAGTTGCCGCTGTAGTGCTCGCGGGTGACATTGTGCAGGTAGATCGTGTTGCCGGTGCCGGGCTGGAGGAGCTTCTGGTTGATAAACGCCACACCGCCGGTGCGCCCGAAATGCAGGGTCGGGCTCGCGTTGTCTACGTTGATCGCCTCGAAGTTCTCGAAGGTCGCGCTGTCAATGTGGATCTCGAAGCGATTGCCGCTTTCGGCGCCGTCTGTCGTGAATGCCTCGATATCGAGGGCGATGCGCCCATTGTCGCCCGAGCGGTTGCTGCAGAAGATATTGGACAGCCGGGTGATGTTGTCCCGGCGATGCACGTTGCTCTGCCCCTGCAGCGTGATGCCGTGCATGCCGCCAATGGCGGTGAGCCCGCGCACGATCGTGCCGCAGGCGCGGTCCTGCAGCGCCCACTGACGCCCGGAGCCCAGCACGTCATCGTCAACCTGATGCGTCCAGTATGCCTTGATGTTCTCGAAGATGTTGTCAAACGCAGCGCCATGGGTGTCCCACGTCGCCGAGGTCGTGTTGTAGCCCTCGCCCGTGATGACGTTCTCGCGCACGGCGCCACTGTCCCAGGGGATGTTGCCCGAGCGCGTGTAGACGTTGGTAGTAAAGGCGTGGCGGCAGCAACTGGCGCGAATGTCGAACCGGCTGTGCCGTGTGGCGCCGACTGCTGCCACGGCGTAGCCGTAGTAGTTCTCCGTTGCGTCGTCCTTCAGATCCTTGACGCGGGCAATGAACTCGCCGTCATAGCAGCCCACGGCTGCCAGGGCGCGGCCGGCCAGCTTCTTGAACCGTGCGTTGACATATGGCTGGACGCAGCCGGTGACAGCCAAGGTCGAGCGCAGCGCCATGGCGGTGTCGTCTAGGGTCTGCTGGCCCTGGAACAGGACATCCTCAATCCGCAGCGCGTAGTCGCTCATCGTGCGGATTGTCATGACGAAAGTGCCGGGCAGGTAATCCTCGGCCAGCAAACCGCGCAGATAGACGTAGCCGCTGCCGCTATCGACCGAGAGCACGGTCATGATCTCGGCTTTGTCGACCGCAGCATTGTAGGGGTAAGGCTGGATCGACAGCACGTAGACCACGGCGCCGGCCACAAAATCACCGTAGCCGGTCGGCACCGTTAGGCGGGTCGAGAGCTGCCCGGCATAGGGCATCGCCACATTGCTCTGCGCCGTGACCGTGCGCGCCGTGCCCATGGCGGGGTCGAAATCAATGAACCCATCACCGTCATTGGGAACCAGCAGCGTCCCGCCGCCGAAGATGTGCAGCGGTCCGGTGCCGGCCGTTAGATCGGTGTCGGCGCGGATGACCGCCCCGGTCGGAATGTAGAGCGCCTTGCCCTCGCCCTCGGCCGCCGTGATCGCGGCCTGGATGGCTGTGCGCTCATTCTGGCTGCCGTCATAGGTGGTGACGTAGCGCATGATCGGGATCGCCTGCTCGGCCAGCTCGGGCACCGTGCGGGCGATCTTGCTGCCCGATGCGCTGAGGCTGACGGCCGACGCATCGACCGGCACCGTTCCGGCCGCGAGGGCGGTGATGGCCGCCTTGGCGGCCAAGGCTGCCGTCAGGTCGGAGCCCTCCGCGATGGCGGTCTGCGACGCAAGGCGCAGGTCGGGTTTGCCGCGATCGGTGTAACGGAAGACCACAACCCGATCATCCGCCAGCAATTCCTCGACACGCGCTGCGTTATCGATCTTCCGGACGAAGTCGCGGGAGACGGAGACGTTGTCGGCCATCAGAAGGCATCCAGCGGCGGGTAGTACGTCACGCCGTCAAGTTCGATCCAGCCGACCTGGGAGCCGTCCCAATCGAGCCAGTTTGTCCCGTCCGTCCACGCGGAGAGCGTCTGCGGGGGGGTGATCACGGCGCCGTCTGCGACGCACGGGCGGAACTCAAGCGTGCTTTCGGTGATCGCCGGCTGGAAACAGCCGCGCAGCTCGACATAATAGGTTGTACTCATGCAACGGGGATCTCGACCGCAGCGCCGATGCACTGCGTGTTCGTGCTGGTGTAGGCGGCCGTCGTGGCGGCCCCGCGCACGCGCACACAGACCTGCTGGATCATGGTGCCCGTCGCCACCTCGTCGACCTCGACGAAATTGGTTGGGGCGCTGATCGGGTCGGCGCCCTCGAACACGCCACACAGCAGCACGGTGCTGCTCGTGCGCGGTTCCAGCGCCAGCGATACGGACGCATCGCCGGCCGAATCATTGCCGGACCCGATGTTGGTCGGGGTGCCGCTGCCGACGATCTCGAATACCTGCAACGTCATCGCATTGGCGGCGCCGCTCACGGCGGTCACGGTCATCGCTGCGGGGGACGCGGGTGCCGTCGCCCACTGCAGCCGCAGGCGCAGCCTGGGGTCGATGGCGATGTTCGTGACGCTTATCAGACTGGTCCAGGTCAGCGCGGTCAGGCTGTCGGAGAACGTCATGCTGTTCGACGCCGACGTAGTGCGTCGGCCATTGGCCAGGGCGATGATCCGCGCGCCGGCCGTGGGTGTGAAGCTGCCGCTGGTGACCGTGGCGGCAGCGGCAGCGCCGCTCGCCAGCAGGCGCAGCGACCCGAGGACCGCCGGCCGCCTGCTGATCGCAGCGAAACGCGCGACCCACATGCGCCTAGTCCTGCAGCACGCGGATCGAGAGCTGGATATCGCTGGTCGTGGCCGGCGTCGGTGTGCCGCGCACCACTATCGCGGCATAGGCGGTAGTGCCCGACGCCAGACGGAACGGCAGCGCCAGATTGGTGGCCTGATGGATCGAGCAGTCGGTCAGGGCGATGACCGTGTTGCACTGAGCAACGCCGATGACCTTGGCGAGATCGGCATCGTCGAGCGCCTGCGCGACGTTCGTGGTAAAGGTGGAGGCGGACGGGTCGGCGTTGAAGAAGATCACATCGGCGGTGAAGGTCTGCAGCGCCTTGCTGGTGATCACGGCGGATTGGATCATGCCGGAGCCAGCGGCGATGCGCGTCATGCCGGTCAGCGTGAGCTTGCCGCCGAAATTGTCGCCGCTCGCGTAGATATTGGCGTCCACCGTGACGGTCGGCGTGATCACCGCAACCGTGCCGCCGATCTGGCCGATGTGTGTTTCGCCGGCCGTCAGGACGGAGGTCACCGGCACGGGGGTTGCCCGCAACTCCGTGTTGGTCAGGCCGCCGCTGCTGCCGCCGCCGGAAACCACCGCGACCTGCAATGGATTGGTCGTGCTATAGCCCGGATAATTGAACGTGCTCATGAGCGGTCCTAAGCGGCCAGGGTGGCGTCGCGAGTGACGGCGGCGCGGTTCGCGGCCACAATCCCGGCGCGGAAGCGGGCATCGAAACGGCCCAGGCGATCGCCATCCTCGATGAATTCGCCGAGGTAGCTGAGAGCGCCGAACAGGTAGAGATCAGGGTACGCCGTCAGCGTGGCATAGCAGGGGATGGTGGCCGACAGGCGCGGCACACGGGCGTAGTAGACCATGCGGACGGTGATGGGCGCCTCGGCGGTCGCAGCCGGGAAGGTGCGGATCTGGGTGGCATTCAGCGCGAACTTGCGAACTCGGCCGCAGCGATAGAGGTTCGCGATGGCGGGCGCGGTATCCTCGCCGATCTGGCCCATCGAATACTCGCTGGCGCCGTCGATGAGGGCGACGCTGATCATCTTCAGCAGGTCGGACGGCAGCGCTTCCCACGTCTCGTTGTACGTGGCACGGGTGCGCGCGATCATCTCGGGGACGCGCAGGCTGCGGTCGAATTCCGCCTCAACCATCGAGATGGCGTCGCGGATGGCTTCGGCAAAGCCCGTGCTGGAGCTGCCACCGGCCCAACGGGAAACCGTGTCTTGCAAGCTAAGGTAATCCGTTACCATGTTCGAGCCATCCTTTGCCGTCACGAATGCCGGCGATGACCGGGCGACTCACGCCATACTGGCGAGACAATGCAGAAACCGTGGCCCCGCTCTCGATGGCTGCCCGTATCTCGCGGGCTTTCTCCATGGAGAGCTTGGTATCCCGCCTATTCCGCGCCTGCATGGCGAGCGGAATGAAGCAACAGTTCTCTGGGCAATAGTTGCCGTTTACGTCGTTCCGCTCGATCGTAAGATCGTCGGCGTAGCCGTGTGCGTATGCCCACGAATGGAACGCCTCATACTCCACCCACTCTGGGTAGATGCTGATTCCGCGCCCGCCATATGATGGGTAGCATCGTACATTCGGGTTGTTGCACCTGGCCCGCATTGCGCCCCAGATCCGATACAGCCTAGTCTTTTGGCCCGGTCTACTGGCACCGTGACTTGTAGCCCGCTGCCGCGTGGCACATGGACGGCACTTGTGGGAAGGGCGATCCTTGCGGATCATCCGTTCCGCGCCGCAGGTCGGGCAAACGTGGATGTAGCGACACGCCGTCAGGCGCGGTATGCTGGCAGCAGCCATTGCGTGCAGTCCCTTGCTCGCGGTGGGTAGGGTCGGGTGGGGTCTGATACACCCCGCTCGGCCCGAGTATTACTAGCACAACTCCTGAAGTGAGCGAAGTCCTTTGATTGGCATGGCTCAGATCCGGCGATGCGAGCCATCGGCGCGAAACGCCCGATTCGAGCTGTCGTTGACTATCTTCGCGACAGCTTTCTTGTCTTCCCAGGCATGGGTCGGAAGCTGGTTCATGAACCAGCTCATCGGCAGTTCGGCGACCTTCTGCCAGGCCCCGTGACTGTCGCCAAGCGGGGCGCGCTTTTCTTGATTCCTCAGATGCGCCATGCGCTTGAGGAACTCCTCCGATACATATTCCGAGGTCGCCCACTTCACCATCTGGTCGTCGACCGTGACCGTGGTGCGTGCGCCGGGGCGCTCGCGGACGTAGTTGCCCGATGCGTCGACGTAGGCGCGGGTTTCGTTCATGTAGATGGGCCTTGCGTGGGTAGAGCCTACATGCTATCAACGTGCTCTCAACACAGGAGAGACGGATGGCACCTGGGAAACGGCTGCAGATCATTCTGCCGCCAGCGTCGGTTCAGCGGCTGGAGTCGCTTGTCGATAGCACTGAAGGAGACTCGTATGCGGACGTAATCCGCGCCGCACTCAGGCTCTACGAGTGGATGATCGGCGAAGCAAAGAAGGGGAAAGAGTTCGGGGTGCGAAATGCCGGCGAGGATGTCTTCAAGCCGGTCGCCATACTCGTGCCGACACGGTGGACTGATGAGTGAGCCGCTACCAGATGCGCCACCACGACCCTACGTGCGCGAGCAGCACGGCATGCGGCATACGAAGATTTACGGCATTTACACCGCGATCCTGCGGCGGTGTCGGAACCCGAATGCTCTCGACTACGAGCGCTATGGCGGCCGAGGCATCACCGTTTGTGAGAAGTGGCAGAAGTCGTTCCTGGCGTTCTACGCGGACGTTGGCGACCAACCGCCCGGCATGCAGATTGACAGGATAGACAACAGCGGCAACTACGAGCCCGGCAACGTGCGGTGGGTTTCGGTAAAGGACAATTGCCGAAACCGCCGCAGCAGCACCTATGTTGAGTTCCGAGGCGAGCGAATGACGCTGGCCGAACTATCCGAACGCACCGGGATGGGCGTGCCCACTATCCTGTGGCGCATGAAGAAGGGCATGACCGCCGAGCAGGCCGTCACAGAGCCAAAGGCCGGGGTATTCTTGGAGTTCCGAGGCGAGAGGGTCCAGCTCACTGAGTTGGCCCGTCGTTTCGGCATTAACCACGATGTCATCCGGCGGCGGATGGAGAAAGGTCAGACGCTGGAAGATGCGATTGCAGGGGCGGTAGAGTGTCGGCGCGGCCCACGTAAATGAGCCGCGCCTTCACACCTATGCTAGGAATTAACTCGCATAGGCATCTGAGAGCGCCGCGATCAGCGAAACTGCCTTTGGATTCGGGACTTCCAATGTCCCTTCCCAAATTACAGCCTCACGGTCGGCGTCGTACAGCTTCGCAACCGGCGTGGTAACAAACGAACGGCCGGGGAGCGGACAGATTTTCGGCCGATACTGGCTGCGCTCGTCGAAGCCCAGTATCATCTGCTGGCCGTAGCCGCCCTGCTCGTCCATGATCCGGTCCATTACGACCTTCACACTTCCGAATGTGGACATCCACACGGCAACCGTGGTCGCAATGGTTGCGCCGTTGTTGGTGAGGGCGACGTTGTTGTCGCCAATACCATCCAGCGGAACCACCGAATCGAACGCCAGCTTCTGCGCCGCGCTCATGAAATACAGGCCAATCTGGGCGCCTGCCGTCCATGCCGCACGGAGCTGGTCGTTCATGAGATCGACCGTCAGCGCACGCTCGGTGCCCTGCACGACGGCCTGGGCGCCCGTGCCCAGCGAGGTCGTGCCACCAACGCCAACCGACGCGGTGCCGGCGAACGACTGGAAACCCGCGCAGACACGCGGATCGGTGATCGAGATCGCCTGCGGGCCGATGAGCATCAGCTCCAGGCCCTTGCGCATTTCCAGGCCCTTGTGCAGGCGCTGGAAATTCAGCGAGCCGGTATTGCCCGCCGTGTCGACGGCCTGGGCGGTGCCCGACACGCCATAGACGCGGCTGGCGATCTGGCAGGCGTTGGTCAGGCGGGTGGTGAGCTTGACAGCCTCATTCGTGAAGATGTCGCCTTCGGCCATCGCCGTGTTGACCGGGCCGGTCAGGGCGACGGTCTGCCAGTCGTGCGCGGACTTGTTGTTCGCGGTGCCGGAACCGCACCAAGCCCAGACGGGAGTTTCCACTCCTGTTACCGTGCGGCCGTTTAAACCGCACTTCTCCATGTTTCCATGGAGGTCAGACTATATCATACCGCTATGAAGCGGCCGGGGCGCTCGTGGGGGAATTACTGCCATTGACGCGCTTCAGTGCCTCGCGATGGTAGGCAGCACACTTCCGGTCACACGCTGACCATGGCCGCTGCATATCGCTGAGTGGCCGGGAGATAAACTCCCCGCACCATGCACAGTTCGCCTCTACGCGTCGGTAGGCTCGTCCCCTAGTCGTTGCACCTTCCACGACCTTTCGGCCATGGCTTGGCTCAGGATTGCCGCCGGCACTACCCGGTGCGGTGTTCCCTGAGTTCACCCCGTTTGCATCCGATTTGCTGTGCTCTGTCCAATGGCATCGGTGGCATAGCGTGATGCCGTTGCTCACGTCTTGCCGCAGTTCCGGGTGATCCCGGTACGACTTGAGGTGATGCGCGTGCATCTCGATGCCGGTGACCCCGCAGTGTTGGCAGGTTGCCCTGTCCCGCGTGAGCACCTTGTCCACCCATGCAGCGTGCTGCGTTGCTCGATTCTTGCGTCTGGCGTTTGGATTCCAGTTGGGCTTTTCCGCACCATGCAGGTGCTTCTGACCCTTCCAGCCGCATTCTCGCGAGCAAAATCGTCCTTTGACGAAGGCGTTGATACCACCCGGCTTAGGGCCGTATTCACCGCCGCAGCAGTCGCACGTCTTGATCCTTGGGATATTCAGCCAGTTCGGGTTGAGGTCACCGCTTACCGCCGCCGTCGAGCACTTCCGCGAACAGAAGCGCGCACCGTCGTTGTTATTGGTGGCTCGTTCCCCGCACCACTCACAGGTAATCCGGCCCTTCGCGTTCTCCAGAAACCATGCGTCTCTGCATGGCCTGGAGCAAAACCGCGCCGTGCCTTCGTTCTTCCCGTAAGCCTTATGGGCCTTTCCGCAGACCAGGCAATTGAACTGTCGCACCCATCACCTCACTCCAGAGGTAATGGTCATAGCATATCAGAGGGCCGAAAGTCCAGCCGGATCGATACGCGAAACCCAGTTCGCGAGGTCTTCCCGCTGACCCTTGACGGCAGAGCCGCCAGTGGTGATCAGCGTATCAGCTAGCATAGCCATAGTAGTGCGTCCTCAACGGGATGTTGGGACGGTCAGCGTCTCTTCTGTGCATGTTCCATAGCTGCGTTGTAAGCCGCCAGCCCGTTCTCGAAGCTGGGGTTTTTGTTGAACGCAGCCTGCGTGCCGCCCATTCGAGCCCGCTCGACCGTCAATGGTCGTGGGCGCGGAGCGTTACCCTTGACGATGCGGACGCCTGATGGCGCCGCAGGGGCCCCGTCCGCCTTGCGCTGGGTGACGCCGGTCTTCTCGCGCTGCAGCAGATGCCATTGGGTGGCCGCATAGAGGAGATCGAAGCCTCGCGGATCGAACGTGTTCGCGATCTCGGCGTCGGTGTATCCGAGCCCGCGCGCTGTATCCGTGATGGCCTGTCCGAGCTTCAGCCCTTTCGCCGGGTCGAGTAGCTCCGGGTACTTGGTCGTGACGTGCTCGTGAATGCCGCGAGCTGCGGCCTCACGCTGCGCCTGCTGTGCGGCGGTTTCCTTCGCGGTGCGCTCGGCCTGCTCGGCGTCGCGTTCCCGCTGGGTCTTCGCCAGCTCGGCCTGCACTGTCGCTTCCGCCTCGCGGTGCTGATCGTACTGGGCGCGGGCGA